CGGCGAGCCCGGCAGTCAGGGCGCCAGCAGCCCAGACGCTCACGCACCACTCGCACGAGAGCAGCTCGCCGAGAGGGCGAGGGGAGCGAACCACGAGCCACGAGCGCGGCCTGGCGGTGATCGAGTCGGCGACAACGAGGCGGGCGATCCGAAAGGCAGCGAGGGAAGCTGCCAGCAGGGCCAGCCACGGCGTCATCCCTGGACGACGACGCCACGAGCGCGGGCTCGGGTCTTGCGAGCCGGGTTGCCCATCGACGTCGCAGCCCCGACGTTCTTCGTGCTGCCCCCAGGGGATGCCCTGACCGCCCGGGCGGCTCTGGCGTGCATGTGCTTCGGCTTGTGGGTCTTCGTCGGCTTCGGCAGCTTCGGGACGCCGGGGAGACCGCTCTTGGTGGCCACGCTGGGAGCGTACCTCGCGGCGCGGGCAGATGGAGTGACTAGCTCGTCATCTGCGGGATCTGCGTCGTCGCCGAGCTGGCGCTCGTGCGAGCGTGCCGTCCGGGGCGGTTGCGGACGAGCAGGTGGGTGAGCCCCCAGACCATCGCGTCGAGGCGGTTCGGCGACCACTTCGAGGCGTCCGGCTGGCCGGGGGGTATCCACGTGCATAGCTGCGACTCCAGGTCACCGAGCGAGCCGCAGATGGAGCACTTGTGTTGCTCCCAGAGGGTGACGACCGGGCCAGCTCTGGCAGCTTTGCCCTCGCGGGCGTTGACGGGGATGATGCGGACGCTCGCGCCGCCTGGGTTCTCCTCGCTGGCCGGGACCGAGCGGATGATGTCGATGGTCTCCTGGATCGGCGGGAGGTTGCGCTCGGCGATGACGGCGAAGGCGTGCTCGGCCCAGTAGGCGTCGACGACGATCTTGGCCCACTCGGAGCGCCTCGACTTCTTCGACAGGTCGTCGATGACGTAGCCCCGGCCGTCCCGACCGACGCCGCAGACGACGATCCCGGCCTCGCCGCCCATCGAGGGGTCCAGGGCGATGACCTTGCGGAGCATCGGAGGGAGCTTGAGCCGCTGGTGGAAGACACCGGGCTCGTCCTCGTCCTCCACCATCTCCGTCTCTGTGACTCGGCGGTCCTCGCACATCGCCAGCGTCCAAAGGGCGCCCTCGATCTGCTGGACGATCTCGGCGTGTAGCTCCTGGCGCCCGAGCGTCGTGCCCTCGTACATCGAGAGGATCTCGTCTCGGAAGGTCGGCGCGAGGTTGCCGAGGTTCCGGTAGGTGGAGAAGCGCACCCAGGTGACGCGGGGGTTGTCGAGCAGGTAGGTGATGAGGGCGACCGGCTTCGGCGTCCCCGTCACGATGCACTGGGGGTGCTGGCCGATGCGGAGCGAGAGCATCAGGTTCGACCAGGTCGTGTCCTTCGTCGGCGTCAGGAAGGCGTCCTTGAACTCGGCGGGCTCGTCGACCCAGGCGTAGGAGTGGTTCGGCCCTCGGATCGAGCCGGGCTTCTCGCTGGAGAAGCCGGAGAACATCGCCCCGTTCGAGAAGTTGAACTCCATCTGGGAGCGGTTCCAGGCCGTCGAGACGCTGCCGCCTCGGAGCGCCGAGGGCGGGAGGATCGAGAGGAGCCCCGACTGGCCTTCGACCATGATGTCCCGGAAGTCGGCGATGACCGGGGCAACTCCGGCGATGCGCGCGCTCGGCGTCGTCCGGGCCCACTCGCTCACCTGCTCGGCGCCGGGTCGGGTCTTGCCAGCGCCTCGTCCACCGAGGAGGAACAGGACCGTCCACAGGAAGCTGGGCGGGAGCTGCTCGCGCCGAGGGACGTGCCTGCCGTCGTCGCTGATGCCACCGAGCGTCTGAGCGAGCCAGCGAGCCCGGTGCGCCTCCCACTCGTCGCGCGCCTGGGCGAGCGCGTCACGGGCGAGCTGGCTGTACGCCTCCAGCTCGACTTTCGAGTAGCCGTCGAGCTTTGGTTGCCACTCGGGCACTCATCGGCCCTTGAAGCGTGTGGTGACCTCGTGGCGCACGCCGAGCGGCGCTCTCGCCGAGGGCGACTCGTAGGCGGCGAGCACTCGCTGGACCATGCGCCGGAGCATCTCGGCCCTCGTGCATTGCCTCGATGTCGCGATGGCGTCGACGAGCTGGATCTCGTGGTCGGTCAGCCGGAGCCCGACGTTGCGGAGCGGGGCACCTTCTACGGCATGACGGGGCATGGCGTTACGTTAACACTTGCTAACCGTTCGGGTGGTCTCCGTTGCTTCGGGCGCCTTCGAGTATCGCCCGCGCCTCGGCCTCGACGGCTCCAGCGTCGGCAGCGTCCAGCCGGGCCAGGTGCTCTCGTACCTCTCGGTCGAAGTCCTCCCGGCTCTGCATCCGGTCGTCCCGCACATCGAGACGTAGCGGCGCATAGAGCCCGACCAGCTTCGAGACCTGGTCGGTGATCTTGAGCGCCATCGCTACAGCTCGGATGCGCTGCTCGAAGGTGATCGTCGTCGAGAGGGCGTCCTTCCAGACCGCCTCGTGCAGCTTGTCCAGCCTGACTAGGACTTCGGCCGAGAGGCGCTCGAAGGCGCCGAGCCGCTCTCGCTTCCAGTCGTCGCGGACCACCTTCATGTCGGCGAGAACCGTCGTGCGGTTGACGTGGAGCACCTCGGCCATCTGGTTCACCGTCGCCCCGGCGATCATCGCGTGGGCGACCTTCCGGCGCCGCTCGTCTCGCTCTGCTGGCTTGGTCGGGTTCATCTAGTCGGGTCCCAAGAGCGCATCGCTGCCACCATAGTCCTCGGCGCAGCGCGCGTCAGGGACGCAGCTCAGAGCGCCAGCAGCGCCCAGAGCACGGCAGCGAAGACGATCCAGCCGATCACGAGGATGAGGATGGCTGCCAGCAGCCCGGCCATGATGCGTCGGCGTCGGAGACTCCGGGCGATGCAGAGCTTGGAGCGGACGGCTGTCACGAGCCCTCCTCCCAGCTCACGGCGTAGCCGGGGATGCCGAGACCGAAGTCGGGGTCGCCGGAGGCTGGCCGGCGGCGTATTCCCTCTCCAACTGGACGCGCGGCGGGTCGGGCATGAGCTGGGCGAGGACGTCGATGAGGTCGGCCTTGTGGGCAGCCATCTCGTCGGGGAGGATCAGGATGCCCGGTGAGGGCGCTGTGTCGGTCATCTCGGCGTCCTCCGTTCGAGCTGGCGGCCGACCTCGACGAGCCCGGCGACCAGCGAGTCGTTGAGCATGAGCCAGGCGAGGTCGTCGCTGTCGGTCGCCAGCGCTCGCTCGATGCGCCTCACTCGGGTCTCTGGCTGCTCCAGCTCCTTGACGCGCTCCTCGGCCGCCTCGGCTCGCCGAAGCATCCGACGCGCCAAAGCGAGCCGGTTGGGGGCGACGGTGTTCTCCCAGTAGTCCAGCCGCTCCAGCAGCTCGTCGAACCACTTCTGGAGCTGCGGGGCGTCCTTCGAGAGGTCGCAGGGGAGGCCGGGGCATTGGTAGCGAAGCATCCGGCGCCCCTGCTCCTTGATCGTGGAGATGGGGGTGGGCGCCCTCATCGGAACTCCCACCAGCGCCGGAGCGCCCAGCGCAAGCGCGCTAGGCGTGGCTTCGGGTAGTCGAAGACGACCCAGGGCGGGACGTCGTAGCCTCGACAGATCTGGAGCTGGGCGTCTCGGCGCTCGCGCTCGTCCTCGATGACGTAGGCCGTCGCCCGGCAGAGGTCGCCGGCCGTCGCCCGGCAGAGGTCGCCGGTCGTGGCTCGGAGGCGCTCGTCGTCATCCATCTCTCTCCCTCGCTTCCAGTAGGAGGCGGCGGCGCTCAGCAGCCGCCTCGGGGGTCTGTCTGTTCACGCTCTCGTAGTAGGCCCGTCGAACCGCCTCGTCTCGGGCGTAGCCATCCAGCTCGTCCAGCGCCTCGCGCACGGCGAAGCCGATGAACTCCTCAAGCGTGCAGCCGAGAACCTGGCACGCCAGGCCGAGCCGCCGACGGGTCTCGACGTCGAGGAGGATCTGCCGATCGGGCTTCGCTCGCGCCATCAGAAGTAGGGCGAGCGCGCCCACGCCCGGATCGCGACCCAGGCGCCGATGAAGGCGACGACGAGCCCGGCCAGCTCCAGCCACTTCATGACCGGCCTCGCCAAGCCACGACCGACGTCGAGACGGCGATCCAGACCAACAGGGCGATCGTGAGCCACTTCATGCCGCACCGAGCTTCCGGCCGTGGATCTCGCAGAACTGCGAGTCCGAGTAGCCCGAGACGTACCGGATCGTCCGCTCCCAGACGGCTCGCTCGGGGCAGCGGCGCTCGGAGCCGACGACGCGGTAGCAGCAGCGGGCCGGGTGGCCGTTGAAGTGGACCCCCGTCTCGTAGCGCCTCCAGGTCGTCGACAGGACGCGGGGACCCTCGCGAGTGCCTCTGCCCAGGGGGAGGGGGCGATTCCTGTGCGTCATGATAATGCCTCGGTGTGCTCAGCGACCGCCCCCGTCTCGCAGTCGGCCTCATGCTCCCCAACCAGCCCGCACTCGTCGCAGGACGTCGTATCCCGGATGAACGGACGCACGTAGGGCGCCAGAAGCTCCCGCGCCCAGTCCGGCAGACTATCTCGACGCTGGGCGAGAACCCCGACCAGATCCCGGGCCCCGTCCGTTGTTCGGACCCACCCAGCCTGGAGCATCTCCCTTTCGTCGAACGTCTCGACGGTGACTCCATCTGGAGCGTCGATCACGAGGACATTGAACGTCTCGGCGATCCCCTGGAGAGCCTCGGACGGCCAAGTCCCGGCTCCGAGGCCTCGGAGCACGAGGACAGAGCGCAGCGGCGTGATCCGCCCGTCTTCGATCTTCATGGCGTCGCCTCCAGGTGGGTGAGGCAGACGTGCATCCCGTCCTTCATGCCGACGACGGGCTCGTTGCAGCGCGTCCAGCAGCCCAGCCCGCCGAAGTGATCGCCGGGGCGAGGGATGGACGCCTCGCAGTAAGAGTTCGGCTCCGGCACCGGGAGCTCTGGCAGCTCCCCGGTCATGAGTGCATCGCCTCCAGGTCGATCTCCGGGAGCTGCGCCTGCTCCCGTGACTCGTGGCGAAGGGCAGCCGCCAGCTTCTCTCCGACGCCCGGCTCCTCCTCGATCTCGCGCGGCTCCTCGTCGAGCGAGACGACCCGACTCGACATCACCGTGAGGGTCCGTATTGGCTTGTCGCCGCGCGTGACCTCGGTGACGACGGTCTTTCGGGGCCCGACATCGACCGTGACCTTCCGGCCAGCCTTCCGGGCTTCCACGATCGTCTCTCTCGTGAGCCCACCGCCGACGTCGACGATGACTGTGACCTTGTCTCCCAGCATTCGCATCTCCTTCCGTAGCTGCGTTGACGCTCGGGTACGGCTCTAGGCGCCGCCCCCGCTGCTGCTCATCTCGCAACACCCTTCGACTCGACAGGCGCAGCTACGAGCGGCGCACGATCGAGTCACGACGAGACCCTCCGAAGGTCGATCAGCCAGCCGTCCTCCTGGCGCTTGAGCGCCTGGAAGACTTCGAGCACGTTCCCGCGTCGGTCGACCAGGATGGTCCGGTCCCACTCCGAGCGCGGCCAGCTCTCGACGACCTTCGCGACGTTCGCCACAACAGGGGCCTTCGCCCCGAAGTCGTAGAGCCGAGCGACCAGCCAGGCGGCGCGCGCCTGCGCTGGCGTCCAGCGCCGGACCGAGCCGGAGCCGGTGGCGGCGACCTTCGGCTGGACAACGCCGCAGCGGTCCCAGTAGTCGAGCTGTCGGAACGAGACTCCCGCTCGGATGACAACGTCGTCCGTCGAGAGGGTCGGCTCGTGGTCTTCGTCGACTTCGGCGATCTCTTCCACGCCAGCCACGTTAGCAGCTAGCGCGCTAGGTGGCGAGGATCTCTAGACGCGGCGACGCCCCGGTGACCCGAGGAGGTCGAGCCGGGGCGCCGCTGTCAGGGCTTCTCCGAGGGCAGTCTACCCGAGCATCAACTCCTGACAGGTGTAGAGCCCCGAGAGCAGCCGAGGGATGACGTAGTCGCCCAGAGTCCAGCCAGCAGCGTCCCGGCCGGAGATGACGACGAGGCCAGCTTGGTCGACTCCGATCACGGAGTAGTTGCCGGGCAGGTAGGCCGCCACCTTCTCGACGCTCACGTCGTGCGCCGGGCCGACGACAGCTCGGCGAACGAGCCGGTCGCAGGAGGGGCAGCGGTTGTGGGAGATGACGTCATCGTGGATGCCACAGTGGACCTCCAGGGCGAGAGCGGAGGTCACGCCGCCACCGCGATGTCCAGGGCCTTCATGGCTGCCAGTTCGAGGTCGTAGGCGACGTCCGGGTTGCTCACCGTCTGGGCAAAGCTCGTGACGGCCTGCATGACGCCACCGGCCGTGACCTGCCCTCCGGCGATGAAGTGAGCCAGCACGCCCTCGCGCTGCTCGTCGGTGAAGCTGAGCTGCTTCGAGACGATCTCGATGACCTGGGCCGGGTTCTCGATCCGCTTCGATGCCTTCGCCTCGATCTTCGAGAGCGCCTTCTCGACGTACTCGGGGTCCAGGAACGCCTTGACGGCATCGCGCGCCTGGGCGGTGACGAGAGCGAGCGCCTTCTGTTGCGTGTCGGTGCTCCAGTCGACGATCCCGTGCTCCAGCTTGCCCGCAAGGTGGATGCGCTCGAAGGCGTCGGCCTCGATCATCACTCCGTTCGCGCAAGCCAGGAGCAGGAAGCGCGGGCCGAGCGAGAACGCCGAGCCGCCCGTCTCTCCGTTGGTGAGGACGAGGCCAGCGCAGACGCCGTTCGAGTCGACGCCGTAGCGGTCCTGGAGCGCCTGCGGGAGCTGGCCGGGTGCGTAGAAGCCGGAGCTGTTGCCCTCGTGGTGGTAGACCCCCTCGCCTCCGAAGGGCGAGCGATAGTTGGCGAGGAGCTGCGGCGAGTTGCGGAAGATCTCCGGGGCGGCGAGGTTCACCCGCATGCGCGTCTCGGTGAGGTCGCAGCCGAGGACTTCGACCTGGGTGCCGGTCTCGTAGATGCCAGCGAGCGCGGCCGTGAGCACGTCGAAGTTCTCGATGATCATGTACCGGTCCGAGAGCACCGCTCGGAGGACGCCGCGCTCTCCAGGGTCACCCTGGAAGCAGCGAGCCATGACGGTGCGCTTGTCGGGCTCAGCGAAGTAGGTCGGGGCGATGCTCCCGTCCTCCTGCTCTGCCGCTCCCGAGACTAGGCCGTGTATCCAGCCGTTGACGTTCTCGTCGTAGAGGTCGGGGCGCTCTGCTCGCATCCGGCGCAGATACTTGACGGGGATACCGAGCTTGTCTGCCAGGTGGCCGTCGGCGATCGCCGTCGGGGTGAACTCAGCTCCGGCGTCGTCGAAGACCGACGTCCCGGCGACGGAGAACGTGCCCCCGCGCGACCGGAGACCGGTGATCGGTCCGACGATGTCGAGCTTCGCCGCCTGCTGCTCCTTGAGGATGCGAGCGAGGCCGGCCATGTTCGTGTTGCGTGCTTCGAGTTGGACTGTCATTGCCTCTCCTTCCAAGCGTCGGCGGGAGTGCCGACACGGATCGAGACGAACCGAAGCTCGTCTCTCACCGTGTCGAAGCTCACGACTTCCTGGCTTCGGCTTCTTGCGCGTGGATGCAGGTCGACGTGCAGCGCTCCGAGGGCTGGTGATAGATCGCTTCGAGTTCGGCGTGGATCTCTCGACGTCGATCGACGACGCCCGAGACTCGACGGTCGGAGCGCTCGCCTCGCATCGGGTCAGCGAACGGGCCGTGGCGGTGCCACCACAGGCCTTCTCGGACTCGACGGTCGCCCTTGCGACGAGCGCGCGCCCAGGGGCGACGACGCTCGCGCCTCTGCGGATCGGCGTCCGGCCAGACGATCCACTGCTCGCCCGTGACGGTGTTCGTGATCATCGAGGGCAGGCGGCCTTCCCCAGCGTAGAGAAGCGCTCGCTCTCGCGCCTCCTCGAAGGTCTCGACGAGCGTCTGGCGGAAGCACGAGTAGCTCGTGACCTTGAAGGGGTGAGTGGAGTCGGGGTTCGCCGAGTCGAGCACCCTCACGACTTCGCCCAAGCCTTGCGGACGTTCTTGAACTGGTGGACGAGCACCCAGACGATGAGGGCCAGAGCGGCGATGATGCCGACCGGCCCGTAGGGCGACACGGCGGCTGCTACGCCCGTGACGACGAGGACGATAGAGATGGCTCGAATGGTCGCCGCCACGGCGCCAGGCGCTCGTGTGGGCGGCTGTGGAGCAGCCGTAGGGCGAACGCCCTGGGCTGCGAGCAGTTCGTGCCCTCGGGCGACGAGCTGGGCTCTCCGCTGAGCAGAGGCTGGGTCGATGGCGGTCATGACTGGACCTTGCAGTCTCCCGGGTGCCACGCCTGCAAGCAGAAGAGGCACGGAGCCGGTTGGGGGTCGATGTAGCCTCGCTCGATCGGCGGGGTCTCGTAGACGGTGAGCCCGTTGACCTTCTTGCCCTTCGAGTTGATGACCGAGACGACCTCGAAGCGGCGCTGGATGCCGTCGCGCTCGCGGTCGACGATGCGCCGAGCGATCGTCCAGCCCTGCTTGAGGGGCAGGTAGGGGATGAACGCCGTCGTGGCTGCATCGAGCGAAGGGAACAGCTTGTGCTCGATGTTGACCGGCGTGTGGATCGTGTAGCACCGGAGCCGCTGGCTCTCGGTGAGGGTGGCGGTTGGTTCCATGTCTCTCCTTCCAAGTGGGTGCTAGTGGACTTTAGCTCTACGATGCGCGGGCGCCGCAGATCGGGCACTCCTCGCCGGGCTGGCTCTCGCGAGCCAGCGGGGCCTTGCAGGTCTGGCAGATCGGGTCGGAGTCGGTGACTCGCTCAGGGGCCAGCGTCTCGAACTCGGCTTCGATCTCGACGTCGTCCTCCGGCGCCGGAGCTGCGTCGCCGAGCACGAAGGCCAGAGCGCCGCAGATCGAGTCGTCCAGGTGGCGGCGCGCTCTCGTGGCCGCGACGTAGAGGAGCCGAAGCTCGCTCGGCGAGGGCTCCCCGCCATCCTTCGGCGTCGAGAAGTCGCTGCCGAGCCGAACGACGTCCCACTCCCGGCCCTTGGCCTTGTGGGCGGTCGATACAACGATGTCGGCGTCCTCCTCCTTGGCGGTGGAGTTGACCAGGTCGATGATCGTCTGCGCCCCGTACTCGTCGATGATCTTGACCATCAGCCGCAGCTCGTCGCCGTTCGGATCGAGGTCGGCGTAGTCGCGAACCTCGGTCCAGGTGGCGAAGCACGCCAGCTCCGGGTGCTCCGTGCGCCTCGGTGGCGTCGCCTGGAGATCGAGAGCAGCTCGGCAGAAGGAGGCGATGTCGCTCCCGCCGCCCATCAGGTGCACTCGGCGGCCTCGGCCGACCTCTCGGAGAGCGAAGTCGATGGCTCCGGCGTTCGTGCGGCTGAGGTACGCCTTCGGGTCGTCGTGCGGTCCGACGGCGCTCTCGTAGGGGGCTCTGCCGGTGAGCCGAAGCTCAGCTCCGGGGATGCGGGCCAGGATGACGTTCGCCACGTCGGCGATCGGCTGGCCGAAGCGGAAGCTGTTGGTCAGGAAGGTGCGGTTCCCGTCGACGCTGGCGAGGGCGTTGACTGCGCCGCGCCAGTCGTAGATCTGCTGGCAGTTGTGCGTCACGATCCCGTCGGCGACATAGGTGTGGTCATCCTCAACCCTCATGGAGTAGACGGTGCCAGCAAAGAACGGGGAACGGTAGCTCCCGGCGTTCTCGATACGGCTCCAATGGCGCTCGCCTTCGCCGCCCCTCTTCGCTGCTTCATCCGGAGTTAGAACGCTCATGCCGTCCATGATGTTGCAGGCTCGGGTCACGAGCGCGCGCCGCAACATCAGGTTCCCGTTCGAAGGGTCCCACAGTGGGAACCTGATGTCCCTGCCATCCTCCGCCAGCGCCTTAGCGGCCCGGTTGCTGTTGTCGCCTACCATCTCCCAGAACGTCCGCACGTCCACGAGATGCGTGAGCGTCGGCTCGAATGTCCAGGTCGGGATCCCGAACTCGTGTGCTGTAAAGGCTTCCGCGAGTGCAGCCCCATCAGCTGAACTCCACATCGACAGAATCCACAGGGCGTCCGCCCCTTCTGCCTGCGCTCGAAGGACAGGACCGAATCCTCGGCCGTAGTGCGCCTGGCAGCGTCCGATGCGGTACTGACTGCCACGGCGCATCATGTAGACAAGGTGTTGATTATCGAATGCGCCACGCAGGCGCACGATGACTCGATGATCGGGCGTATACCGAGTCACGCGACCAGCCGCCTTCACGACAACCAGGTCACCCCTGTACGGACGCTCGGAGACGCCTAGAACCTTCTTGCCTCGCAGATGCAGGTAAGAACGGGCTACGTCATATGCGACCACTACGTCACCAGCCTGAATCTGTTCGATGGGTCGCTCCTCAATCACCGTGGCCTGTTGGCCCGATCCGGCGGTAATCACTACCTGTACCATCGTCCCGGCAGGTTGGCAGCTGTCGCCGACGAAGACGACTTGGCACTGCTGCTGGGAGACGATCGAGAGCATCACCGGGTCGGCGTCCTGGGCCTCGTCGAAGAGGATGAAGTCGACCGGGATGACCGGGTGGTTCAGCTCCCAGAGCTTGAGGTAGCAGTCGTGCGTGAACGGCAGCGAGCCGTGAGGGTTCGCGAGGTCGTCCCATGCTGCGACCAGAGCTGGAGCGAGCGCTCGACGAACCTCTCGGTTGTTCGACCAGCCCCGGCGACCTTCGAGCGGGGCGTCGATGCCGTCGATGTAGGGCACGTGGTCGATCGAGATGACCCGGTCGGCCGAGTGCGAGAAGTTGCGGGTCGCCTTGATGACGAGCCCGGCGAGGTAGCCCGGCGAGAGCCGCCGAGCCGCCCCGTCGACCTGGATCGTGAGCGGGTCGATGCGGAGGCGCCGAGCGATCTCGTCGCCCCGCATGCGGACGGTCGGGAGGCGGTGCTTGTAGCGCACGCCGGTCGACCGGAAGGCCAGCGAGTGAGCCGTCGAGGCGTTCACGTTCGCTGGCATCTTGGCTTTGGCGTCCTCGACGATCGACTTGTTGAAAGCGACGTACTGGCCGCGCTTCGAGGTCGACTCGGCGATGGCGATGAGCGTCGAGGTCTTGCCGGTCCCGGCTCCGGCCTCGATCGCGAGAGAGGCGCCGGTCGCGAACAGGCGAACGGCGTCCCTCTGCTCTGCGGTGAGTTCGTGGCTCACGAGTGGGCCTCGATCTCGTCGTACTCAGCGTCGGCCTCAGCGACCTGGAGCGCCAGCTCGTACTCGCCACGGAGGACGAGGAGCTGGACGGCGTTCGGTCGCCGGAGGATCGAGCTGAGTTCCTTCGCTGCGATGGCCATGTGGCTTCTCCTTCCAAGAGTTGATGCGCCAAGGTTAGCAGATGCCGTCGAGAAAGTCTAGACGGCGGGGTCCTCCGAGCTGGCCGGAGCTGGCAGCCGCCCCGTCTCTCGCGCCCAGGTCTCGATGTCGCTCCAGTCCCACGCCGGGCGACCTCCAACGGTCCAGCGCTGCTTCGGGAACGTCGTCCCGATGTAGCGCCACTGGTCGGCGGTCTGACGCTTGACGCCCAGGCGCTCGGCGATCTCGACGAGACCGACCGGCTCGGCGTGGTTGAGGCAGCAGCGGCCTTCGAAGCAGCGGGTCATGACTGGTCCTCCTCAGGGTCGTCCAGGTGCATCAGGAACGAGGCGACGTCGTCCCAGCGGCGGGAAGCCTCGACGAGAACCTCTCGGTCGGACGCCTCGATGCTCACGGCCTCCTCCCAGAGGTCGGCGTCCCGGCACTCCTCGATCTCGTCGCGGATGAGGTCGACCATCGTCGCCGGTTCGAGGGCGTCCAGCTCCCAGCACTCCTCGCCGTACTCGGCGAGGTAGCCAGCGGAGCGGCTGTCGGTGAGCTTCGTCGGGTTGGGCGGCGGGTTGTACTCGTCGACCTGGTCCATGTTGAGGGCGATCCGCTTGATCTGGAGCGCCGGTCGGCCGTCGCAGTCGGCGTCCATCGACTCCCACAGCTCGCGGCGAGAGACCACGAACTCGCCCTCGTCGTTCTCGTGGCCGAGCCCTCTCGCCTCCATGTTCTCGCTGCGGGCGTTGAAGTAGTCCCGCTCGATGAACAGCTCCAGGCGGTCCCGGATGTCGCGAGTCATGTCGATGCCGCTCGGATCGTGGTCGCCCAGGTGGAGGATCACGACAGACTGCCCTCCGGCGATGTAGCTGCCGAGCCGCTGAGCAGCTCCCCAGACCTCCGACTGGCTCGTGTAGCCACGGCAGGAGAAGTAGGGGACGTCCTCAGCGGGGCAGATGGCTTCGAGGACGCCGATCAGGGCGTCCTTCTCGATCCAGACTTCGACTCGGTTGGGTTGGCTGGCCCACTTGTCGGTACGGAACGAGCGCGCGGCCGAGGCCACCCGAGCACTCAGGTCGTCCCAGTGCTGGAGGTCTCGCAGCTCGCGAGTGCGGTCGACGATGAAGTCCCAGTCGAGAGCCCCGGCCAGCCGAGCATCGTTGATGATCGAGCCGAGCCGGGAGTACTCGCTTTGGCGGTTCGGGATGAACCCCCGCGAGACGAACTGGTAGTAGAGCTGGCGAAGCGTCAGATCGAGCCCTTGCGCCTGGTAGGCGCGGCAGATCCGGTTCGCCTGCGTGATGACGTCGAGGGTCGCTGGAGAGAACTTCTTGGGGGTGTAGCAGATGCGCGTCACCGGCCTCCCTCCTTGATCCAGGTGTCAACGACGAAGCCGCCGCACTTCCGCGCTGCGGCCTCGGCGCTGGCGAGGTTGTCGCTCCGGCGCTCGACCCAGCCGCCCGAGCGGCTCACCGCGAGGTAGCGGCGCATGGAGGTCGTCCGGAGGATGCGGGCCGGGTCAAGCAGCCCGCCCGGGTAGTTGGGCAGCCGGAAGGTCACGACTCGCGTCGTCACCGTCCGGCGCACTTCGAGGGCTTGGATCGTGGTCACTGGACGGCCCTCGCTCCCTCAGCCGTGAGGCGGTAGTAGACGCCCTGGCCGGTGCTGTAGCCGTTGCCGTAGACCCGTCGGACCAGGCCGAGCCGGACGAGCGCCCCCGCCGTCCGGGTGACTCCGTTGACCGGAGCGCCCAGCTCCCGAGCCAGGTGCTTCGGAGAGACCAGCCCTTTCGCCTCAGCGATGACGGCGAGGGCCCTCTTCATCTGGGCGGTCATCACTTCCACCCGAGAGCGCGAGCGGCGGCGCCGGGCAGGTAGCCGATCTGCTCGCCCTCGGCGATGTAGACGACAGGAGGCTCGTCGATGAGATCGGGCAGCTCGGGGCGCTTCTCATCGCAGCCCTCCTCGTCGTGCTCGTCCCAGTCGATCCCGCATTCCGAGCAAGAGGTCTGCTCGCCAGCGGAGTCGGCGACGGTCTCGATCGAGTACTCGAAGGGCCACGAGGGCTGGTGCGCGAGGCGAACCTCGGCGTCCTCGGGGAAGTCTTCGAGCAGTTCCAGAAGCTCGCCGACGGTCATCGGAGGGCTCCCCAGTGGGGCCAGTTAACAGCGGACATTGTCGCTCTCCTTCCAAGAGTCAGAGTCACTGGGCGTCCTTCGCTGCCCAGTAGGCATCCCAGGTAGCTTGCCAGCTCTCGCCGATGGCATCGGCGACGTTCTCGACAGCGTCGTTCGTGCTCAGCCCGTACTCGACGGTCTGACGCTCGACTTCCTCGATGAGGCTCCTGCTGTCGATCACGCCGCCAAGGTTAGCAGATGCCGTCGAGAAAGTCTAGACGGCGGGAGCGGCGTCCTCCCTGGTCACGACCCTGGGCGTGCCTCTGCCGTCGACGACGGCGATGAGGTCGGTGGCGATCGCCAGAGCGTCGACGTCGCCACAGGTGAAGACGTCGATGTAGGCACGAGCGAACTCCGGCCAGGTGTGGATCGAGGCGTGCGACTCGGCGAGGATGGCGAGCACCGTCACGCCCTGGGGCTTGAACTGGTGCGAGAGCGCCCGGATGACGTGAGCGCCGTGCTCCTCGCAGACCTCCGGCAGCTGAGCCAGCAGCCAGCACTCGTCGTCGAGCAGTTCGACATCGGCCTCGGTGACGTCGACGACAACGTGGCGAAGGGTCACGGCCGGAAGACGAGTAGGTACTCGTGGATGCGAGGGGCGACCCGCGAGCGGTTCTTCTGGACGGCGAAGAGGCGGTTGATCCCGGTGAGGATGCCGTCGGTGACCCAGATGTCGTGCAGCGAGTAGCCAGCCTCCCGCATCAGGTCGATCGTATCCGCGTGGTAGGGGACGAGCTTGCCGTCCCGGTGCCAGTCGCCGACGTTGATGACGAGGAAGGCGCCGTCCTTGAACTTCGGGTGCCAGGCTCGGGCGACCTCGGTCATGCCCTCGATGAACTCCTCGTAGGTCTTGCCGGTGCCGAGCTGCTCCGGCTCCGGCCCGTAGAACTCGATGTCCCAGTAGGGGGGCGAGTAGAAGGAGAAGTCGCCGATCCCGTCGGGCACCCAGTCGGCATTGCGCGAGTCCTGGCAGCGGACCTCGACGTGCAGCTCGGACGGGACCGCCAGCTTCTCCAGCACGTTGTTCGTGTAGGCGACGTACTCTTCGCAGCAGTCAGAGCCCCAGTAGTGGAGCCCCCGCACGACGGCGACCTGCATCTGGATGCCCTGGGCCGAGAAGGGATCGAGGTAGACCTGGCCGGGCTCGGCGTAGTACTTGATGGCGAAGTCCACCAGCTCGGCGGGCATGAAGCTCACCGAGCGCCGGTCCTTCTGCGACATCAGACCGCCGAGTATCCCCGTGAGCCCGCGCTCGCGGCGCCGCTTGGCCTTGGCTGCGGCCTCGGGAGACTTGGCCGACTCCTCCCAGAGCCGACTCGCCTTGTTGGGCATCGATCCACCCGGCCGCTCGGCGAGCAGGTTGTACATCGAGCGCGAGAGCTGGCCGCGCGAGAGCCGGAGGATCGAGACCGGGATGAAGCCGAAGCGCTGGAGCATCTCGCGACGCTCGATCTGGCCCTTGGCGACCGCCTCGGTGAGCTCCTCGTCGGCCTTGGCCGACAGGTCTGGCTTCTCGGCGCCGGTCATAGCCCAAGCCACTTTCTCAGCACGGAGTCCAGCATCTCGCCCTTCTCTCTCTTGCCCTCGTAGACGGCCTTGAAGCTCTCGAAGACGGCCACCGAGACCCGGCCCTGGTACTCGCCGAAGGTGAACGGCAGATCCTCGCTCGGCACCGGCTGGCTGCCGGGCAGCGGCGGCTCGTTCTCTCGCATCGCTAGTTCGTTGAGCAGGCGCTCCAGGTCGCCGGAGTCGAAGCCGGTGCCCTCCAACCCGCGCGTCTCCTCCAGATCGAGCAGCACCCGAGCCAGCGTGTCGTCCTTCCAGAGCCCCTCCCCGACACGGTTGAGCGCCAGCGCCATCGCGTCGGCGTGAGCGTCGTCCCTCGACTCGACGCCCACCTGGACGGGCACGAGCCAACGGCCATCGTCGTCCAGCTCGACGTTCTCGGGTGGGGCGGCTCCGCTGTCTCGGAGCGCCAGCAGCGTCTCGATCCGGCCATGTCCGGCCAGCAGGCGCCCCGTCCGGTCGTCTCGCACGATCGCCTGGACGTAGCCGAACTGCTCGAAGCTCACGGCCGTCAGCTCGTTGTCGTGGTCCTTGGCGTTCACGAGCGCCAGCTCGACGTCCTCTAGAGGCAGGTACTCGATCGCGAGCGCCATCAGCCCACCCTCTCCTTCTTGAGGTCGAAGAAGACCGTCATCCCATCGACTCGCGAGGCTCGGCCCAGCTCGGCCTTCGATGAGTCTCCGGCAGCGATCCGCTCCCGCCAGAGCGAGCGCCGGAGGGCGAGGATGTCGCGCTCGATCGCTCTCGTCTCGTCGAGGGTGTCGGCCAGCCGAGCGAGCTTGGCGAGCGCCTCGGCCTTCTCCATCTACTTCTCGCCTGCTCCTTCGTCATCGCGCACGCCCGGCCGGATCTCCCGGACCTTGTTCTTGGCGTCGTCGACGCGCTGGTCAAGCACGCCCTCCGGGTCGGGGAGCGTGAGCTGCCCTGTCTTCTTGAACTCGCGCTGATGGGCGACGCGCTCGGCCATCGCGTGCACGACCGGGCCGACGAGGTCCTCGTCGATGAACGTCCCGGCGACCGCCTCGAAGTTCTGGACGAACTCGTAGCCGATGGCCTTGCCGTCGCCGTCCCGGACGATGACGTAGTTCTCGCCCTTCTTGACCAGCTTGCCGACGACGAAGACCGCCTTGTCGGCAGGGACGTCTCGGGGCTCGATCTCGGCGACCTCGGTGAGCCGGTCGCTCAGCTTCGCCTCGACGATCTTCCGGCCCATGATCGGCTTCCGCTTGTAGGTCTCGACGGGCGGGGCGGCCTCCGTCTCGTCGGGCTGGCTCCGTGCCATGTGGTGCTCCCTTCGCTAGTGGACTTTGACTCTATCGCTTCGTGGTCTTGCCTGTCGGGTTCTTCTGCGCCCAGTCGAGTAGCGCTGCGCTCCAGCCGTAGCGCTGGGGGGCGTCGAGCGGCCGGGCGATCCAGTTGGCGATCATCTGCCAGTCGTCCGTCGGCTGCAAGAGCCAGCAGCGGTTCGTGGGGCACGCTCCGGCGAAGAAGTCGAGCACGATCACCTGAGCGGCTGAGATGGCGGTGTGGGGGCCTTTGACCTCGATCCAGAGCGTGCAGCCGTGCCCGACGGCCATGATGTCCGGCAGCCCCTTGAGCGTCGTCGACGTGAGCCAGCGGCCGTCGCTGGTCTTCATGCGGAAGACGTAGTTCACGAGGTAGCCGAACTTCTTGAGGCCGGGGATCAGCACCTCCTTCTGGAAGGTGGACTCCCCGACCTGCGAGCGCAGCTCGAACAGACTCATGGCGTCGGCTTCACCCCTCTCGTGTCGAAGCCCTCGCCGAGCACGAAGTGCTGGCAGGGGCAGAGGTCGCAACGTGCGAAGCATGAGTAGTGGCGCCACCGGGCGTGCGTACAGGTGCACCGAGGGCTCGGCCACGGCGGCGCCGTCATCTTGTGGGGGACGGGTGGCTGCCGAGCTGGCCGGTCCCGCCAGGGACTCCCGACGGGAGGGGCCGAGCTGCGGCCCGGCTTCGTCATGCCGGGTACTCGTCCCAGAGCTTGCCGTCGAGATGGCGCCCCGCCGCTCTCTTGCCACAGCGATGGAGCCGGACGAGGGACCTCCACTCTCCGGTCTCCAGTAGCCGGGCTCGCTGCTCGTCCTCGGCCCAGGGGTCGGCGGTCGTCGTACCGTCGTGAGCGAGGTAAGTCGCTCGGCCGTCGTTGACGATCGAGCCCCATTCGCCCCATTGCTTGAACAGGAACGGCACGGAGCGGCCGTCGCAGTCGCACTCGGGAGGCTCCCAGGGCCCGGCCCAGTCGTCCCGGCCGTCGAGCCAGAGCGAGAGCGAGCACCAGTCGGCGTGGGTGCCCTTCGCACAGAGCCAGCGCATCTCGCGAGCCCAGTCGGGGTGCATCGGCCGGGCCTTCGGTCCCGACTCGCCACCGACGATCACCCAGTCGATCCCTCGGAGATCGAGCGCCTGGTAGACCGAACCGAGCAGCGGCTCGATCGAGAGGAACCGCACGGCGGCCGGGGTCTCCAGCAGATGCCCGGCCCGGAACTGGTACGGCTTGCTCTCGATCGAGACGCCCAGCCAGACGTTCGCGAGCGGCCAGTCAAAGTCTCCGGCAGCAGCGCCCCGGACGTCGTCGACGAGTCGGATGAACTCCCGATCGTGCAGTAGCCGGGCCATCCGTTGCGGACGCTTCGTGAGCACCTGGAAGGTGTGTTGCCTGGCTCGCTCCATCGTGGCGAAGACGGCCGCGATGAACTCGGCGGGGACGTCGGGGTGGAACAGGTCGCTCATCGAGTCGACGAAGATGCGCCGGGGCTTCGCCCAGTGAAGCGGGTCTTCGAGGCGCTCGCGCAACAGCCGGACCTCCCCGGTGAAGACCCCGTCGACGGCGAGCCCGGCGTAGGTCGGGAACTGCCGGAGCCGCCCCGACGCCTCTCGTGCCGCGTAGCAGTGCTCGCAGCCCGGCGAGACCTCTTCGCACCCGACGGTCGGGTTCCAGGTGGCGTCAGTCCACTCGATCTTGCTTTCGCTGCTCACGTTGCGCCTCCCTTCGGCGACGGTGCTCCAGCGCTCGGGTCTCCACGAAGGCGAACGTCGTCGGCGTGTGCTTCGTGAAGTGCTGGATGGCATAGAGAGCGGTCAGCCCGACATCGGCCAACTCGGTCAGCAGGTCGTCCATGTCGCCGTACTCGCCCTTACGGGGGTTCTGCCCGGTGATGCCGATGAGGGCGTCGATCGCCTCGCCCGCCTCCTCGACGACCTTGGAGACTCGTGCCCAGTCCTGGGCGAGCGGCTGCTCCTTGTACCGCTCGGAGACGAAGCCGTCGAGGTCGGCGTCCATCCACTCGACGCAAGCGACGAGGTTCTCGTAGAAGTTCCCCATCAGTCGGGGAGCTTCATGGTGGATCGCCGTGACGTGCTCCTCGGAGCACCCGGCGTCGCGGCAGAGCGCCGCGTAGTTGAGGATGGCGTCGGCTGCGAGCTTGTCTTGCGCTCGGAGCACGAAGCAGGGCTCGTCCTCCTCTAGAGGCTTGTGGCCCTCGCGAACCTCGACGGTGAACTTGGCGTCGTGCATGGCTCCTCCTTGTTGGGTTGGTTGGTCGGTCGGTTGATCGTGGTTCGTCGTCGGGGCGAACAGTTGCAGCTCCTCGCCCCGGTGAGCGATCTCCCGGCAGTAGCCAGCCGAGAGTTCGAGCCCGACGACGCCGCGACCGAGACGCCGGGCTTCATAGATCGTCGTGCCGGAGCCGACGAAGGGATCGAGGACAACGTCACCGGGCCAGGTCGCGAGCCAGAGGCAGCGCCGGACTAGCTCGGCGGGGAAGGGAGCCGGGTGGTTGGCGAGCCTCTTCGCCGTGGCGAAGCTCCAAATGGACTTGGTGATCTCCAGGAAGGCATCGGTTGGGCAGTCGTTCGGTCCCGTCCGGCCCCGAGCGAACGGCGGCCGGAAGAACCAGAGCACCACCTCGTGACGGCCTCGGACGTTCGGTGCGTTCGGTGAGAGCCAGCTCCCCCACGAGCACGGGGCGTCCTTGCCGAACTGCTCCCAGACGATGAGCATGCGGTAGTCGAGCCCCGCCGCAGCGAGCGCCTCGCGCCAGACGAGGTCGGGCGCCCAGCGGGACGAGCCTCGTCCTCCGGGGTCGCTCTGGGCATCGGTAGGCACGTTGACGAAGCAGCGGCCACCAGGCACGAGCACGCGCTCGAACTCGATCGCCCAGTCCTCGACTCGGGCCTGGTAGACGTCGGGTGGGCAGTAGTCGTCCACGCCGTCGTAGTCCATCCCCAGGTTGTAGGGCGGGGATGTCACAATGCAGTCGACCGACTCCGATCGGATCGGGAGCCGAGCTGCGTCGGCCTGGACGACGTCGCTCAAGGAGCCCACTCCCAGAGCCCTTGCTTGCCTCTCGCCGGGACCGGCTCGGGGAGCCTTGTGATCTCGCCGAGCAGCCAGGCGTAGCGCCCCGGCGTGAAGTCGCCGTAGCCGGGTTGGGGGTCGTCGATGGAGAAGCAGAAGCCCTCGGTCGGGACGACATCGAGCAGCTCGCACGTCGCGAGCACGGAGCCGAAGGGTGGCGTGATGTAGCCCTGCTGGTAGCCCTCGCCAGCAGCACACTCGTGCCACAGCTCGTAGCCGTCACAGAGCCCGTAGACCTCGGCCAAAGCCTCCCAGGCAACGTCGGAGCCCGGGAAGGCCCAGGCAGCTCCCATCACGGAGGCGTGGATCGCGAGAGGACCCCGGTAGCTCGTCTTCCACGACCGCGTCTCGATCGTCTTCACGCCCTCGGCGACGAGCGACGCCCAGGGCTGCCAGAGCGTGAGCGCCTTCATGGACGCCGCCGGCCGCCGATCCGGGCCACGTTGATCCTCGCTCCGACCTCGTGCTCCAGCTCTCGGTCGTAGCGACTGCGCTTCCACCCTCGGTAGAGCAGCCGGGTGCACTCGGCGGCGCCGAGCATGGCCAGGCAGGCGACCGCCCAGACGAAGCCGAACGAGCCCGGCCCGTGGGCATGTCGGCCGATCTCGTAGCCCCCGCAGATGGCGACCGCCCAGATGAGCCCGGTCCCGATGACGAGCTTGGTTCGCTTCATGGCTTCTCCTCTCGAATGATGAGCCTGGTCAGCTCGCGGCCAGGCAGCAGCAGGGACTCGTCGATCGTGAAGGGTGGGGGCGGGACACGCCGGAGCTGCTCGACTTCGAGCTGCTCGACGAGCGGGTAGCGCTCGCTCTCCAGCCGGGCGAGAAGCACCGCTCTTTCCTCATCGGGGCTCATCGCCCTCCTTCCAGGTGCTAGGGGACTTTAGCATCCAACTCTGGACAGGCACGGCTTCTGGGTCTTGCCAGCTCGACAGGATGACGCCGAGCTTCTTGGCGTCGGCGACGTTCGCGTGCGCCCAGCCGTGGCAGTTGCACTCCGACCAGGCGTTGCCGAGCAGGAGCAGGTTGCTCAAGTCATTCGAATGCGGGTCGTGGGGGTCTCGGCGCTTGCGATGGTGCCGCTCCCAGGTCTTCGGGTGGAGCCGCCCGCCACAGAGTTCACAGCAACCACCCGAGCGCCGGACCAGCTCCGGCGTGATGAGGTCCAGCTCCCGCTCGAAGTCTCGATGACGCTGGCTCTCCTTGAAGGCCCTCTGCTGCCTCGCGAACCCCCGGCGCCTGAGCGGCGAGCGCCGGAGCGGCGAGCCCTTCATGTCGCGTGCGCCTCGTCATAGGGGCAGCCGCAGAAGCGGCGCGGGTTGGCCTTCTTGAAGGCGGCCTGCTCCCCGATGTAGTCGATGACATCTCCGTGGGGGTCCTGGTGCCCAGGGCCCGGCTTGCCCTGACGGGTCTCTCTGATGAGCTGCTGCCCTCGCTCGGCTCTCCAGATCCAGATGTCTTCGATCTCGACTTCGACGGGCTTCGTCTCGGTCATCCTGTCTCCTCTCGTCTCGGGATCAACGCCCGCAGCTCGGCGGGCATCGGAGCCGCTGGCTCGTCGCTCGGCGGCTCGATCGGTCGGTCATAGGGGCGTCGCTCTCGCTGTGTCTGCATGGCGGTCGCCACCGGGGCGATCACCTGTCGGTTCTTCACGAGCGACTGGGGGGTGACGCTGAGCCCGGGCCAGGTTCGGCGATGAGCGTCGCCGAGCGCGCGCACCGCCTCCGGTGTGAGCCCGATGTCATTGAACTCCTTCATGGCTGCGGCGATGCGCCCGGCCTCCGAGCGAGCGAAGGGTTCGACCATCCCACAGGCGGCTGCGATGGCGTCGAACATGGCATTCCGGGGGCGCCCTGTCTTCGGCGGCTCTGCCGACGGGGAGTTCTCTCTACGTTCACTAGTGTTGGTTAATACGAGAGAACCGGTCGTTGCGACCTCAGGCTCCGGCTCGTTGCGACCTCTGAGGTCGCAAGGTGCTACCTCTGGCTCCGGCTCGTTGCGACCTCTGAGGTCGCAAGGTGCTACCTCTGGCATCAGGAACCGGTAGCGCGCCGCCTGCCGCTTCGTGGCCTCGGCGATCAGCTCCAGATACCCGTCGTCGAGCATCCGACGAACGGCTCGCCGAACGGAGTCCTCGCTCGATCGGCACTTGGCGGCGAGGCGACTCTGCGTCATCCAGAACTCGTAGCCGTGCATGTCGTCAACCGAGTCGGCGATCGCCAGATGGACAGCGAACGTGCGGTCGGTGTAGGGCGAGTGATCGAACACCCAGCCGGTCGTCTTGCCACTCATGACGGACGACTCTCCGGCCGGGCTAGTCTGGCGACTGCCATGCGACCTCCTTCACAGGTCGATGAGCGGCCCTGGAGCCCCCCACAACTCCAGGGCCGTCTCGCGTCTCAGGGGTGTGACGCTAGCGCGCCTCGCCTAGAAGGGCTCTTCGTCGTCGTAGCCGTGAGGGGCCTCGCGGGGTGGCGGGCCGCCTGAGCGCTGGATCTTCGTCACGACGGCGGTCGCCCAGCGAAGATCCGGCCCGACCGAGTCGGCGACGACCTCGATCTTCGAGCGCTTGTCGCCGCCGGCCGTCTCCCAGGAGCGCTGCTCCAGGCGACCGACGACGATCACCCGAGCGCCTCGCGAGAGCGACTCGCAGACGTTCTCACCCAGCTCTCGCCAGCAGACGACATCGAGGAACGAGGTCTCCTC